AGGGTCTTCATTGTAAGTCATAAAGAAAAGTAGTTCATGAACATGGGCGTGCAAAGGAGCATCCCCGTCCCTAACATACCAAGCACTTTTCAATATGGTTTTCCAACTCATTGTAATCTCTCCTGCATCTTCTGTTTAATATCAAGCCAAATCTCAGGATTGTTCTGTGCTAGCACTTCTTGAACAACTTGCATCTGTGCAACAATAATTGTATCTTGTCGCTTGTGGACAAGTTTTCCTTTGAACTCCATCATGTATTTCAAAGACTCACGAACTTCTCTAGCCAACTTCACTAGAGCGTCTAATTCCTTAGCATCTAAATCATCTCTAGATGCTATCTCGGTGATTTTATCATCGAGCAATTGAATGTTATTTGATAGCATATCCACCTCATTCAAATCCTTCTTGGCAATAATAGCCGCCGCAGACTTTTGAACAACGGGCTGTAAATGGTGCTTAACATGGCGATGGACTTGAGCCTTAGAAATTCCAAGCCCTACACTGACCTCCTCGGCTGTGATAAGACCCTCATGTAATTGTCTCTCGTATTCCGACCTCATTGGGTCTACACAAATGGCACACTTTGGATTACTACTTTGCACATATTCTCCCATGTGATTCCTTTGATGCTGTGCGGAAGTACCGCTTCTCCAGTTCATCTTTTCATCTAATTCATCGGGAGTAATAGTAAGAGATTCTAAATCGGCCTCCATAGAATCAACATCACTGTGTTGACAAAAGGCACAACTCTTTCTTCTCATAATAATTCCTCAAAGATATTTTAGTCCTTTCTGTATTCTTCTCAACATTTCAAGGCTATGTTTTTTGTCTAAATCATTTTCAACAACTTTATACCCATCATTGTATGTGTATTCTGCTAAGGCAAAATCTCCAGCATCGTCTTTGAATTCTATAGTATAGTACCCTTCATCCATCTCAAAAATTTCTTCTTCTGTTAAATCTTCCTCGCCTTCATACATGTCTTGAAAATCAATTATGGTTTCAACTACTCCAGATTCAAAATAACCATCTTCATAATCTTCTCGCATTTTATCTTCACCGAATCTTTCTAATTCGGTGGCAATCATCTCTAGTAAATCTTCTTTTAAATCGCTTTCTAAATCGTTCTTTAATATTTTTTTCCAATTCATAATAATCACCTTATGGTAGTCCACCTAAAGTTTCCGAAACAATCAACATAGCAGTAGGGAATTTTCTTTTCAAATCACCTTCATTCCATGAAGTTTCCTTATTTGTTCTCAAGTATTCTAGAAGTTTGTAAAACTCTTGAGCCGTTCCTATAGACGATTCATCATCTCTAGAATAAGACTGTTCAAAATTTTGACTAGCATAATCTTCTGCATCTTCTAGCCAGTTATCAACTTCTTTACTGTGACTGACTTTGGGAAGTTTCATCATTTTATCTTCGATGTGGCTAATCTCTTCCCATTTGTTAGTTTCTTTTAGATAGCCAACTAGTTTATTATAGTCGGCTCCCTCAAACATTCTACTTATTTTTTCATGCTCAAAATCGGGCACTAACATTTGTTCTTCTATTGTTTGAATATCTAAATCCCCTGTTATTTCGAGTACATCTTTCACAGACTCATCTCCTCTAAAACCTCCAAAATAATAACTTTCTTTTTTATTCCTTTTATTTCTAATAAAAACATCAACATTTGTAATTAAAAACATTTCATCTAGTTGCATACTTCCAATGGCAAATAATTCAAAATAGTCGGGGAACCCCATATCCAATTCTTTTATCGAACTAGTGGCTGATTCATCATAAATAGGGAAATCCCCAAAAAAGTCATTTAGGGTAGGTTCAAGATAATCTCTTCCTATCAAGGAATATTTTATTTCCTGTTTAGATTTATCATCTAAATCGTTATAATCAACTCTTTTCAATATATGTTTCCAACTCATAGCAACACTTCCTTCCAACTTTTAATAACTGGACTAACCTTTACTCTCATGTTCGACTTCATGTAATCTTTAATCAATTTACGAGTCTTAGCCGGAGTCAACTCGATTGTGAATTCAGTAATAGTTCCTCCCAAGTCGGGAACTTTCATGTATCTAGATAGCATCTTTTGTGCCTTACCTGTAGGTGGAACCTTGAATGATTTACCGGACAGTAGCCTCATAACTCTCCCTGTACTTACTCCTTCTTCTGTTCTTGAAGTAGAAATAGCACGACCCAATCTCTTTTTAAAATCGGGAATGGTTTGGAGAGTTGCGGCAGGTTTAGAAGTTGTAATCGTAGCGATGTAGTTTTGGTCGTCAATATCTTCAATTGCTTTATTCAAAACATCAACCAATCCAACAGGAACTAAATCTCCTCCATAAAGGGCTTGGTAAATTGGCGGAGTAGCGGTATTTACTTTATCACTAACCCACCCATCTTTTTGTCTATCGGCAGTACCGTGTTTCTTAGCGTAGAATGTAGAAAGGTAGTGTCCATAGACTTTCTCCATTTCTACACCTCTAGCGTAAGCCCCTGTCTGTCGGTTATACTTCTTAGGAATTGAGAATACGATATTTTGAGGATTCAAACTAGCATCGTCTTTTAGCCCTTCGAGGTCATTAACAATTGCTTCTAGAGTTTCAGCATCCTCTTCAAAGAAAATTCCGTTAGCCCTGTCAACTAACATCTTCCTAATTCTTCTAAGCATGGTATGTGCGCCGGAATTTCCATCATTAGGAGAACCCTTTCTAGGACTAGTGACATGGTTTTCAACTGCGTACAGTAAAGAACCTTTCTTCATGCCGGAGTTTGCACCTCTGCATTTTTTCTCCCAATCCTCAAAATCTTTCTTGAATTTGATAACTCCACCAACGGTTTCGATAACAGCGTCACCGATGCTGGCAGTATTCTTATTCACATCTTTAGGCATTACTCATCCTTCCTTTTCTTTCTTCTGCCATAAGTAGGTTTGAATAATTTAGCATGTGCTGGAGCAGTAGTAGTCACGGCTCCTGCCATTCTCTCAAGGTTTTCACTATTAACATCTTCCTTAGAATTCTCTTCCTTTTTACGCCTATATTCTCTAACTGGCCCTTTTTTTCTTTCAGCATACCTTTCTCTGCTTCGCTGATTTTTCCTTTCTCTATATTCGGGGTCATTCCGGTTTTCTCTTTTTCTTTCCCTTTCCAGCCTTTGCCGGTTTTCTCTATATTCGGGGTCATTAGCATATTTCCTTTTCAATGCTTCCCTGTTATACTGTAATATTCTTTTCCTATATTCGGGGTCATTAGCATATCTTTCTTTTCTTCTTTCATATGTTCTTTTATTAGTTTGTTCCAGATATTCTGAATTTATTTGCTCCAATTTTGTTATAAATGCTTCATATTGTTTTGATTCTGCTAAATCTATAAGTGCTTTAAATTGATTTTCAGTAATCGCTTCTGTTAATTTGTTATTAAGAGCATTAGTTAAACTTCTGGAAGGGGATAATTTTTTAGAATCTGCTATTGGAATACCAAATACCTCTACAAGAAACCTTTGGAAATCATTCGGTCTCTTTAAAATTTCCCAAGCCTTTTTCATAGCAGGGTCTTCGAGACTATTAGGAACCCACACGCCATATGTTGTAGCATCTCTACGACTCAGTTTTATTTTTAATATATCTTGCCAACTCATTTCTTTCGACCTCTTTGTGGCTTAGGAGGTAGTCTTCCTTTCTTTGGTTTCTTTCTTCTTTTGGTAGGTGTTTTATCAGTTTCTAAATCACGAATTAAGTTAGCATCTGCTTCTCTTCTTGCTATCTTTGCACCCATATCTCGACGAAATTCTTCCCGACGCTTTTCTTCCCTTTTTAGGTACTCATTACGCCTTTGAATTTTTTCTCTCTTGGCATCCATCTTATCGGGGTCATATGCCTTTAGTGTATCTTTCCAACTCATTTCAAATCACCGGATACCTAAACATCGGCAATTTACTAAGTTCAGCATACATAGGCTTGTTCATTATATCCTGTACTTGAGAATAAGAAGTCACCTTATCCCCTAGCCTAGCCGCCACCCTTTCTACCTTTTTCCTAGACTCTTCATCTAGAGGATTCAATAATGTAATTCTAGGCTTACCTCTAGTATGCTTATTCCTCTCTTGTAATAACTTTCCATAAATTCCCTGTCCTGTGTGGTTGGGGCTAACATAGGAGTTTCCTACGAAAAAGAATGCTCCCATGTCCTTATAGGAAGTAAAGCCCAAAACTTCACCCTCATCATTTACTTCACTAACGAGGTTTAGTGGGCTTACCTTAGTTGGATAGCCTTTATCACTAGCAGTTCTAAAATTTGGCATATTCTCCGAAACCGCAGATTCAGTTAGAACCTTGACTTCCTTGAGAATATCTTGCCACATTTCAATCCCTCTTTAATGAATAGTAATAGGTAGGAGATAGATAGGGTTGTCTTTTGTTAATCCAATCGGCATTGTTCAAGAATTTCCTTAAAGTAGCGTCTTTGAATCTACCAATTCCTCTTTGTGCCAATGAAGACTTAATTCCTCCCAAAGCAATTTCATCTACATTCTCTAAAGTGTCAGCGACGGCTTTCACTATGCTAGTGCGAATGCCCTCATGTGTTAGAGTGTCTTTCCAAGACATAACTACAACCTCAAATTTCTTTCAATGATGGGAACCAATTCTTTTAATGATGGGCTAGATGCAATGACAGCATTTCTTTTGCTGATATGATATTGTCCACCATGCGATTTAACTTTCAAGAAATCCTTACCATAGTCTAATTTTAATTCGGGATTACCCTTTGCCCGACTAGATGTATGGCTAGAATAAATCTCTCCTCCTAGTTTTTCTTGGAAGTGTTCTAGGAATGCTCTAGGTCCGAAGAATTTCAAAATAGATTTTCTTAGCATAGGAAACTTATCTCGGTTTCTTTTAGAAAGTTGAGTATCGACATAGTACCCTGCCGTACTTATGGAATATATTTCCCTATCAAGTTCTCTAAGAGCCGGAACATAATTCACCTTGTTTAAATATTTATCAATTCTCAAAATAATAGAGGACATTTCATTTTTCATCTCTTCTGTCACTCCTTCGTAATTTTCCATCATCTCTTGAGCGGCTTCGGGATATTGTTCCTTTATATCTTCAGCATCTTGTTTTTGCTGTTCTCGAAACTGTGCTTCTCCAACAAGAGATTCTAGAGCCTTAAGTTCTTTGAGTACTGCCTCTTTATTTTCCCTCGTTCTTTTTCGGTCTGCCTTACCTTTTTCTCCACCTGTTTCTTGACTGCGCTGACTTGTTCTTTGTTCAGCAGTTCTAGTATCTACTGCTGGCCGTGACATTGGCCTTGGTGCTTCCCTCTTATGAGGTGTCCAATTCTTATCTCTCTTGAGGATAGTTCTCCAAGACATAATCAAACCTCCGCATAAAACGATTCGCTGTTTGGCATATTAACCTGCCTAGCAATAACTTTCAAAGAGCCGCCCATCATTTGTAGGGCGTTCTTGAATAGGGAAATTTCCCTATCTACAATTTCCTTTTCTTCTTGTGATAGTTTGGAAGTATTGACAGAATTCATAGTCTTCTCCATTTCTCTTAGGAGGGACAGTACTCTCTTTACTTCTGCTTCCATAGTAATCACCTAATTTTAAACAGGTTCTGCTTCACTCATAATTAAACGCAAAGCATACAAAGGCCCAATCCTTTTCTTACCGGCGAGTTCCATTGCGCTTTGTAGTTGTTCTTCACTGGCGTTAAATGCTTGAATTTTTTCTACTGCCATCTCAATTACATCTTGTGTAATGTCGTATTCATGGAATAGTGTTGCCGTGATAAAATCCATTGGTCCCATCGTCATTAGACCTTTCTTTATTTCAGCCTCTTTCAAGAGTTTCTTTGCTTCACGAATATTTCTAAAATCTTTGCTGTTCATCAATAATCACCGTAATTGTTCTTCTGCTTCAATCCATTCTTCGCCCAAGTCATACAACTCATCCAAAGCATCTTCGCTTATTTTCAATAACTTACGACCCAGTTCGGGCATTTCCTTTAGAGAATTTTCTAACTCTCTACCATAGTAGGCATAATCCGATACTGCCTTAATGAAACCTTCAATGTTCTTTTTATCTACTTTCATAGCCATCTCTAAACTATCTTTAGAACCCCTTCTCTCTTCAGCCTCTCTCTTCATCCGAGGACTGACATTCATAAAACTCGTCATGTCTTCGGGGTCTTCGCCAAGTATCTTTCTTAATTCATCTTTCCAAGTCATGCCAATTTCTCCAAAAAAAATTTCTCAAAATTTTTGGCGGAATTTGTTCGGGACTACGCAAAATTTTATTTTAATAGTAAATGTATTCCCAGAATAAGAATAATACTATTTTTGTAAATGCTATTTGGGACATTAGTAATAGCCCCGCAGTACTGTACTAATTAGGTAAGCCTTAGCACAATACTATAGTGTCTTGGTAGTTTTCGCCCCCCTTCTGCCTATTCATGGCTAAGAGTATCGTACTAATAGTAATTTCGCTACCGTTTAATGCGCTAAACTTTGCATATTTAGTAATGTGCCAACTACTAAAAACGCAGTACTGCAAGCCTGTTAGTAGTGCGCCGAATAGTACTCTATTTAACAGGAATTCTAATAGTAATAGTGGAAAAACAGCACTATTACTGTTAAAATAATAAAAAAAATTTGAAACAAAGCCATATGGTTGTGTAAAAATAGTGTTATACAACCATATGGTATGCTTTGACTACCCCGCAAAGGAAGAGAGGGGCCGTTAAGCCCCCCTCTATCTTTCTTAATACTCCTCTATGTGGAGTTGTTTCCGGCTCAGTCCCATGCTGAAGCCAATTGGTCTGCCTTTAGTGCCTCAAGTTCGTTGTGGCAATCATCGCAAATGTATTGCTCCGAATCGTGATAATCATCAAGTTCGCAGATAGCACACTTCTCCGGCACACTCAACCAATCTTCGCAAGTCTTACAAATGTCCTTGCCGTCGTTATCGTCAAATTCACCGTTATGTTCAACGCAAATTTTAGTCATTCTTGTTCACCTCTAATGATGCCAAGGTAAAGGTCCACATCGAACTCAAGGACATTCGATATTGGATTCAGTAAGGCTCGTTGTGTTGCTTCTTCAATCATTTCTTCTTCGTTCATTCTTCTTCCTCCATTACGGTACAAAACTCTTGATGGGCATAAAGTAAATCCCAATCAATGTCTTCTTGCCATTCAACAAGTGGTGTTTGGTAACCACAAATACATTCAGCACTAAATCTCATTCTTCTCCCTCATATGCTGGCACTAAAATCATTCAAATGAATGGGAGTACCATCCCACTGTTGAAAGGTATCGTTGTTCACTAAATACCATAGCCAATTCTTTTGCACTAACCTAACGCTAGTATTGGAACGCCAAAGAACACCATTAAGGCGTTCCTTTGTTGTGTGGCTAGTCCAACCACCTGCACTAATCATAATGTTGTTAGTGCATCCTGTAGGCTTCCAAGCGATTCGGTTTCCGTGAAGTACTAGTTCAGTTATCACCAAATGTCCCGAAGGAACTTGTCTAACTTCTGTGTTTCCTATCTTCATAGTGCGGTCTGTAAAAAAGGCTCTAGTGCTTACTTCTGTTATCTTTCTCATTCATCTTCCTCCATAGTGAAAATGTCTGTATAGCCGTTAGCCAAAAACCAACCTGTGATTAATTCCAACTTATCGCTAGAACAAGTCCAAAGAAAATAGAGTGGACTATCTTGAAAGTGCTTCCACTTAGCGTCAAGATAATCTTCTGTAGCGTCGGGGAATAAAAGCATCTTGAAGGAAAATTTGTTTAGTCTTCCTAGATATTTTAGTTCGTCTGCAAATTCTCTTAGTGTAGTCATTCTCCTCCCTCCCTCGCTAATAGAATATGAATATGAATCAAACGCTTGTTAATCTGCATAATCTCCCTAGTCTGTTCTTTTAGTTCCATCATTAATTCTATAAATTGCTTTTCTGTTAGCATAACCTAGGCCCTGCTCTTTTTTTATAAGGGTTGTAGAGCAAAGTCACAACCATATGGCGGTGTTCTTTTGTGGTGTGCCTCGCCCCACCCTATCGGGGATAGGAACCGATAGAGTGGGGGTCATAAGCGGGGATTTCAAAGGTCTTTTAGCCTGTTGTGGTACATGTAAAGCAACATTCTAATGTCCGATTCCTTCCTTGACACGGTGTAGTCTTTACCATCATCAAAACCATACTCATTGAGGGTGACGGTTCGGGTAGCCATGTCATAAGTGTCATTCCTTGCGATTGCGTGAGTTTCCATAAGGCGGCGGCTTTTCTGCTCGTATTCTTCTTGAGTGAAATCCATTCCTTCAACCATTTCAATCCATGCTTGGTAAGGCCCCATCATAGCGGGTCCAACTGGACCAACTCGGTTCAATACATCTCTCATCCATCCCAATACGGTTGGGATTTCGCTGGTAAGGTTGGGAACCTTTACTTCAATTTCATGCCATGTTATTCCTGCTGGTATTTGCATACCAAAACCACCACACTGCACTAATTAGGGTTATTCCAAAGAACACAACCATATGGTATGCTTTGCAGACCCCCATAAGGGGGCCGCTCAAGACCTTATTTTGCCTAATCAGGCATCCTCCTGTAGAGTAGTACCTGTTCTGTAGGCTTGCATACCTACAATACTACCGTCCCAAGAGCCTTTGTTGTAGGCTTCGAGATGCCATCGCTTGGATTGGCTACTCAAAGTCTTTCGTAGAGTTTCGGGAGTGTAAGCAATAATGCCTTCCTTGTTTTTCTTTCGTCGTAGTACATCGTAGATTGGATGAGTTGGGTCTTCGGGAACAATCATGGCCACCGCAGTATCAATGAATTGATATGCGTCCACTAGTTCATCGGGAACTGTAGGAATGGAACCTTGTGAAAGATATTGTCCATAGCCAAATCGCTTCGCTTGTTTTCGTGCATAGGTGTAGTACATCGTGAGTTCTTTGTCAGTTGCTTCTGTGTCAACAGCGTCTTCAATTGCGTTAATCAATCGGTTCTGTATCTTTGCGTCGGGGTTAGGGTTGTGTTCTAAGTGCGTAGACAACCGGTTTAGTTTGTTTTCGTTTTCTTCTGCTTTGGTCATAATATCATCTCCATTAAGGTCTTGAGCGACACCTAAACCCCCACCTTATTTTTATTAGGGTCTTTCCAAAGTTAATACCATATGGTTGTACTTTGCTAGACCCTAGAGGGATAGGAGGGGAGGCCGACTCGGATACAAGGCACTAAGGTCTATTCGCTAGGTTGAAAAACATCATGTCTAGAATTGTGTCAGTCAACAGTATCTTTTTACTTCAGTCCGTACGCTCGTCTGCGCCATTCCCCCCCTATCCATTGTAAGGTCTGCCCTAGGGTCTTTTTAAGAAACCTTGTCGGCAGGGAGTGTTTTAGCAGTAGTACTTTTCTTGGGTGGTAGTTCTACTACTAGGAAATCCCATACATCAGCGTATGGGGGTGTTCTTGTCATGCTCGGTCATGGGAAGGAGGGGTAGTGGGGCCACCATCCCCACTACTCCCATCCAACTCAATCCGTTTAGGAATAGGATTTATTGAAATTGTTTCTAGGATAGCGTCTAGAGTCTTAGTCATTGCCTTCATTGCTGTTATGTCGTATCGTGTCATACACCCTAGCACCTCTATTATTTTCATAAGGGTATCTCCAAAGTTAATACCATATGGTTGTGAATTGTTCTTTCGTGGTGTAAAACCCCGACCCCCCAAGGGGGGCCGAGGAGTAGAGCGGCGGGCTTCCGGAGTGGCTCACTCGTCTTGAGTGGCCTCCTCGTTGTCGTCTTCAGCAGGGCTGTAGTCGGTGTTTTTGTCGTAGTCGGCAATCCATTTGCCGCACACGAAATCGACAAGGGCGGTCATTGAAAGGTGGGCATCGCCACCCTTCGTTTTGCGGATTGGGTTGAAATTTGTAGCACCTTCGCCGGTAGCAATGAAATGCTTTGCTTTGGATTCAACCATGTTGTCGTAGTGTTGTCGGTTGGGGTCGTTGGAGCGCATGCGCTGAACCATCAAGTGGTCGGCGTTGTATCGCTTCAAGAGAGACTTCAAGTGGGACGCATCGGCCTTACGGTAAGCGTCTTGTTGTGTGTCGTCTTTGAGTCCTTCAAGGGCGTCGGTGATTTGTCCTTGTGCTCGTTCTGTTAGAGAAGTCCAATCTTCCGATGGACTCTCAATGGCTTCTTCAAGTGGTGCGAAGCGGTTAATTTCCGCTTGTGCGTCCCACTGTTTCTTCTCTGTGTCTGTTGCTGTTTTTGGCATGTTTTTTCACTTCCTTTGGTCGGTTGCTCTACTCCTCGACTGCTTTAACGGCTCCATTTCGGTTATAGGGCCTCTAACAAAGCACACGACCTAATTTAAACACGCCTCAACCCTATTTTTTAGGTAGTGATAACACTAGTAAAGTAATTATTGATTTAATACTAGAGTACTTCAATTGGCCTTATATTACATATACTATAGATGATAAGTTTGAACTTTCCAGCGTGATTCCAACTTGAATTAGAATCGAAAAGTGGCCTGAAAGGGTTAAAAACCCTGTTTTTATACATTATTCTAATATTCTAATTATTCTAATATCTATTCTATCTATGAGAGTGTGAATCTATCTATCACACTCTCTATAAGTATCTAGGGGTTAGAAACTTAGAAAGTTGGAAACTTGGGCGCAGTATAGCGTTTGGGATTTGGAAACGAAAATTAGAATTAGAATAATGGGATTTCGAGGAGGTCGAATGCTGTTGACGGATTTGAAGGGTCGAATGCTATGTGTGAAATGCTATTTTCAAAACACTAATTTCATTTTAGTATTTTCAAATATAAACAAAGTCACATAGGACTGTTTGACGGCCCCTTTTAAATAAATCACAGGTGTTAGAGCATCTCGATGAGATAACCGGCGGGGCCTTCTGCTTGAGTAGGGGGCCTAACGACAACGATTGATTCTTCAATCATTACTCGCAAGGGCCTCGCCACACAAAATATAAATGAGGAATACAAATGAAAATAATTGAATTTATGAGAAAGCACTACAAAGGATATAACGGAATGAGTAAAGACATTGGTTGGTACATGTGTGTACCAATGAATGTCATTGCCGAGCAATTGGGAATGACAATGGATGAACTTGGAGAACAGACTTGGTACTGGAAAGGTGAGGAAGAATGAAGAGAGTCACTAAGCATATCAAAACTCTCGCAAGCCTAATCATCGAAGAAGGAATGAACCGTGAAACTCCTTATCTTCTCGAAGTGGTCAACTTTGAGTGGGAAATGTACGCATACCGACCCTTTACTAGTGAAGACATTTATGCGGCTAGAGCATGGGTCTACAAAACATTGGGGATGGTTTCTTGATTCAAGGAACTGCTCAACAAGAAGCAATTTGGGATGAAATGCAAAACGGTAGTGGAGACATTATGGTTGACGCTGGTGCTGGCACTGGTAAGACTTTCACAATCGTAGAAGGTGCAAATCGAATGTCCGGTAATATGGCGTTCTTTGCCTTCAATAAATCCATTGCTACTGAACTAGGTAAGAGATTGCCAGACAATGTTTATACTGCTACCTTTCACTCTATGGGTAATTCTGCAATTCGTGAGAATCTAGGATACCGTAAGATGGATAAGTGGAAGAGTTCCAATATTATCCGTGAAGTGATTGGAGAGAACTACTACGCTTTACCGTTAGTTAAACTAATTAGTTTGATGAAGGGTGGGCTAGTAGAAGCCACTGATAGGAAATCAATTAAGCGATTGATTGATGTTCACCACATTCAATTTAATACAGACAGTGATGAGGTGATGGCTTTGAAGAATCTACCAATGATTATGCAGAAGATTAAGTCTTCCAATGTCATTGATTTCGATGATATGATTTGGCTACCAATTACATTGAATCTTCCATTGAAGAAATATGATGTTGTCTTTGTAGACGAAGCACAAGACTTCAATCAAGTCCAACGAATGCTCATACTAAAATGCCTAGATGAAAACGCTCGATGCGTTATTGTTGGCGACCCAAATCAAGCAATTTACGGATTCCGAGGAGCAGACTCTTCTTCTATGTCTTTGTTTGAAAACAGTCTAAAACAACTGGGCCGTACAGTAAGTAAGTATCCCCTTTCTTTAACATGGCGTTGTCCAACTAGTGTGGTCGAAGAAGCCAACCGATTTGTTGTAGACTTCCATGCTGTAGAGGGGGCTAAGAAAGGCAATGTAATGACCCATGCTGACTTTGAACCTGTCAAGGGTGATATGGTGCTATGCCGGTACAATGCTCCCCTTGTCGGTGCTTTCTACCGATTGATTGGTAAGGGCAAATCGGCCTATATTCTAGGTCGTGACTTAGGGAAGGGACTTGTTCAAAGTGTGAAGAAAATCACAAAGGACATGAACATGACAACTCAAATGTTTGCTGAAAAGTTAGACGAAGAATACGAAAGACAACGAAACAAGTTGATGGAACAAGAGAAGTTAGCACAACTTAATACTCTTGAAGACCGACACGAATGTATTTGTCTATTCGTTTATAGGACGAATACTGTAAGAGAACTCATTGCTGAAATCGAAAGGGTCTTTCCTTACAAAGACGGTAAGGGAGATATTATGCTCTCTACTGTTCACAAGGCAAAGGGACTAGAAGCAGACAATGTGTATATTCTTGCTACTGAAAGAATGCCACACCCAAGGGCAATTAACATGCGTGAAGAAATGAACATCTGCTATGTTGCTATTACAAGGGCTAAAAAGAATCTTTACTATGTTGGCCCTAAGCCAGCCGAAGGAGTTGTGCAAAATGGCTAGATATACTACAGTGACACACAGAAGAAACCGAAGCCAGTTTAGAGGTAAGAATTGCTATGCCCTTTCTGCTATGGATGAGTGCTTCGATAAGAAAGAAGAATGGTATGCCAGCGAACTATTCATGGAAATTAAGAATATGATTCACCCTAACCACATGCCAAGAAATGTTCATGCAGTAGGTTCACTATTGAAAAAACACTACGCTAAGTCTAACATACAAGATGGAACAATCCCCCACAGACAATCAGCAGACTATCGTGCTAGATGGAAGAGGCGAGAAGAATGAAAGATAAGAGAAAGTGGAATAAAGACCCCGAATACTTGGTTAGACTAATCAAAGAATATTATCAATGGATGATTACTGCTTCTACACATAACTACAACAATACCAAGGTATTAGTTGATGCCTACGAAACTTTCTTTTCTGGACAGTTGAGTGATTCCGATGATAAATTGGATTAAATCATTCTTTGTTAGCGATGAAAGGATTGGCGGGAAAATAAAGTGCAACAAGTGTGGGCTTGGTGCTTCCGTCAATATGCTAATTGAATTTCAAACTCTAGATATGGAGGAGATTGAACAGAAAATACTAACTCGACTATGCTACGGGTGCATGGAAGATATTCATATACTATACAATCCGGAATGGATACCCGAACCAATAACGAGGAATAAAAATGAATGAAGTAATTATGAAAGAATACTACGATGAAATGCTTGATGAAATACATGGCACAATTGATGTGTGCGGTATTGAATGCAGTTCTTCATTAGCATTGTATAGAATGGACCCAATTGCATACCAAGTTGGAATGCGAGACTATGAAAGTATATTGCGTGAAGCACATGCAGAAGACGGCTCTTATGCTGATGTATTTGGAGATGAGGAAGAATGAGCGAATGTGCTGAATGTAATGGAACCGGAGAACGAATCGTAGAATGTTATACCCACGATGTTCTCTATAAGGAACCCTGCTACTGTTTATTGTGGGAGGAGCGTTTGAAAGAAGAACTAGCAATTAAGATTGCTAATGTACTAGCCGAGAAACTTTCTAAAGAGAGGCTAAGTCTTTGTCTTGCTTCTATTATAGTGGAAAGGAACCACCACGAAGAAGAATCCGTTAGAGCCTTAGAATATAGTGTTGCTAATGGCAACGCCGAATATCTTTTGAATTGGAGCATCATGTGAAGCATGGTGACACTATGGCAAACAAGAGGACTATCGAAAGATTAGAAAAAATACTAAAAAATGGAAGCAAAAACACAGCAGAGATACTAGACGAGTATCGAACACGCTGGCCGAAGGAGGCTTCGGGGGGTAGCAAGATTGGTAATCTACTATCTAGTCACAAACAATTTGAAAAGATTGGAACCGAAAAAGTGACTGCTGATTTTAGTCAGTACAGTTATTCTGTCAATGTATGGAAATTGACAAATGAGCGCATGGTGTAATGGATAGCATACCGGCCTTCTAAGCCGGTGATACGGGTTCGATTCCTGTTGCGCTCGCCAATGTCGAAGTGGTGGAGTAGGTCAAACACGCAGGGCTTAAACTCCTGTCCTAAATGGTTCGCAGGTTCAAATCCTGCCTTCGACACCTACGGAACAATAGCATAGTTTGGTTAATGCTCTCGGCTCATAACCGAGTGACCACAGGTTCAAATCCTGTTTGTTCCACTCATTCAAATAGTGTAGTAGTGCTATCAATGACTACCGAGAGGGTGCAATGCCCGATAATGAGGAATAAATATGAAAAATAAAATAACGAACGAAGCAAAAAGAGTAATTGGAAATGGTGCTTTTTGCGATTGTGGCGAACACTTGTCACTTTTAGCAAAAGTAGATTATCATGAAACTCAATTGAAAATGAAAGGCATTATCCTAGCAAGTTATTCTGTTTGGTGCGATTGTGGAGAATGGGCAGAAGTTATCGAAGGCCGCAGTGATGGAAGAACAATCACTATGGAAATTGAATGTGATACTATCGGGGAATGAATATGAACATACCACAAATTGAACAACGAATATTGTTAAACGAACTAGTGAACCGCCAATCTGTAAGTAGACAAATGCTAGTAGATGCTTTGATTGCTAACGGACATTGTGGATTAGACCCACTACCGGCGAAGAATTCAGTTAGAGCAGGAATGATTGCTTTGAAGATTAAATGCAAGCATTTGGGCTTTGAACTATACACAATCAACATTGGCGGTCCTGCTGGCACTGACTACGGAATTACTGAAGAAGCCTACGAATTCTTATTGGATAACTATTCGGAACCCGAATATGATGAAAATGGTGCTATGGTCGGTTTGACTATACTCTATCCTCCCTTCTCAACACAGGAAGAATGACTATGGGAAGGGGAGCAGTAAAGAGAATCAATTGGCCTTTGATGAAGGAAAGTATTGAATTGACCTTCGATTCTTTAGACGAAAACAAGGAATATGATAAGACAGAATTCTATGACATTATTATACACCACTATCGGAGACTAGGTAGAGAGAGAATAGGATACCGAGGAGAAGTCCGTCAATTCGCTAGGAAGGGTGGAAAAGATACTTACAGAAGAGTGGCGCAGTGCGTCAAAGAAAGTAGGATTAACCGCTATGGATGGAAAACCTACTACAAGAAAACCTACTTCTTCTCTGCCGATGGAAATAAACATACAAAAGAAAAAGCAAAAATAAAGAGGAATAAAAATGAATAAAACACAAGTAGAATTTAAATTGATTGATAATGAACACATGCCGCCTATGGTAATTAGCATGAATGAGAACGATGAACCAAAGGTGGTATTGAATACCCACCATAGGATTTGGATTAGTCTTAACCGTCGAGTTATTGCAGGTATTATTGATAACCTACAAGACAAAATGGACGAGATTCTTACTGGATTCTTATTGGAACAACGACAGAATGAAAAGATGGATACGGAGGAATGGGCTTGAAGTTCAAGAGAGAACTAGGTAATGGTCGATGGGACCAAACACTAAAGAGAGAACTTACTTTCTTATCCGAGGCTGATAACTACGATGATGCTAAACTAGAGTGGGAGGCCACTGGTGAGTGTTGGTGGTGGAATGGTGAAGATGATACTGAAATACCCGAATGGGTTAGAGATTATGGCTACTGTCTTTGTGGTCACAGCATTGTTTATCATTTCGCTATTCGCAATACTATCACTGGACTTACTATGGCTGTTGGTTCCGACCACATCAACTCATATCTTATCTTGAAAGAGATTGAAAAGAGTACGGGAATTGATAGAGAACTTATTACAGACGCTATGATTGAAGAATGGATTTCTGTTCGTATTGAGGGAATGAAGAATGAAGCATGGTGGTCTAAACACGGTGAGGACTTTGTTGAGAAGTTCACAGCAGTACGAGAATTGGACTTAAGGCTGAATGTGACTAATAATTGGAAAGGTTCTAAATTACGAAAGAGGGCCAATAGTGAAGGTATGGCTTCTATTGTATGGAGATGGAACCATCCCAATAATCGTAGAGCGCAGATAAACGGAAGGGGTTATCCTAACAAGTCATTATTAGCCGACCTAGATTACTTTTACAGATTTGTTGGAGGAGCGACTATCAATGGCCGCTCTTTTACAGAAGAAGAATATGCTGACTATAGGAAGTCACTAGAAGATAAAAGAACTAAGTGGACTACTAGCGAAATGTTAGAATGGTATGGTTTTTCTAATAAAGGATATTTACAAAATTGGGAATTCCTAACTCCATCCGAAAAAGATTTCATTAGGAAGTTGCATCAAAATTATGTGATGGCACATAGAAACTCTTCTTTTATGTCATTGACTGCAAATGACATTATTACTATCAAGCGTTTTATTGAATCTCCTTCACAGGAGCAAATCGAAAAGGCGCAAGAGTTGAACATGGAGAACAGCGACATAGAAAGATTCTCCAAACTACAACTAGGACGGGCTATTGCTCTAGAGCAAGGCAAACAAGCAAGGGAAAGTGACCGCTTAAATAGTGGTAGGACATGGGAGAAATAAGAAGGTGATATTATGATTACACTACGAATTTTAAATGAAACAGGACACACACAAGTTGAGATGGCTTTTTCGGAAGTCATTGAACAGATTGACAATCACCCTACGCATTGGGTCTTTGTCAATGGAGAAATGGTTAGCCGAGAAGGAATTAACAGTATCAATTGGGACACTGTTCAATCTGTTGACCTAACCCCCGCTATCGTCGGAGGCTCTCTTTGAGGTTGTCCTCTCTCCCATAACTACAACTTTCCCAAAAGTGAAACTATGGCTCTCTTCCGAGATTTCGATGAGTGTAAGAAACTCGCTGTTCTTATTCTTGACGATTTCTTGGAAGAGAGTCACCCCGATTACATAGGAGTAGTCGAAAAAATCCGCTACGAAGAGACAAGCGGAAGAGAAAGTAGAGGTAAGTGCTACATGGTTGTTTCTAGACTGAAACAAGCCCTGTGGCAAAGCCCTATGGCAGTAGACATAGGGTTCCACGCCTACCTAGAAAGAAAGGTAGTCGAAAAGCGATTCATTATTGGATATAAGGAGGTGAACGAAGATGAGTAAAAACCCCGACTATACCAAGAACAACCGAGGTCGCCCAATAGCGACTAAATGTAGAGTATGTGGTGGCTCTTTAATGACACCACAAGACATGAAATTAGAGGCGCATGAAAACTGCCTCAAACAATACAAATCAAAAACATATATGATGTGATTACGATGAGAAGAATAAATTTTGAAATATATACACAAGAGAATACGAAAACCCTAAGATGCAGTGTGCATTTTGAAAAGGATGGAAGAGAAGTTGTGTTCAGAGAACATATTTGCCCCAACAGACACCGAATAGATTCTAGGGTATTGTATTCAGCAGACCCTATTTTAGAAAAAACTTCCGAGGCATTTAATGAAATCCTAAAGGGGGCATATAATAGACATCAATACTATAGAATGAATATTGTCGATGAGAACGGCACTACACACACGGAATATCCGGAAAGCGATAATTTGTTTTTCGTAATTACTTTTACTTCCAAATGCGATGCTGGCTTGGATAGTGAGGCTTCTAGGGAAGTAGAAGTCGTTATTTCTAAGAAGGGCAGTTCCTATTCAATTAACGGCATGGCCACCCCTAGAAAACACATCGCCCCTATTCTCGCTAGAATTCTTTTGGATATTGATGCTAAAACAAAAAGAAAAGAGGTTCCGCTATCTAGGAAAGAGTTGAGGGATATTGTGGCTAGTTCTATTCTAGTTCCGGAAGACATTAGATATGTTCTTACTACTAGACTACCTTTTCAATATATGAAAGAGGGTCGAACAATCAATGTTAGATTACAAGTAATGCAAATTTCCGATGACGACTATGCAATAGAAATCAGTTCAAATGTTTGGGGTAAAATATCCCAAAAAGACCTAATGACTATGATTGGTTTTTATCGTCATGGTAAGCGAGTAGGGAACTGGAAGTTCCTTAGTCCTAAAACCCTCTTTACTCGTTTAATGAATAAGGAACCTACGGAAGCAGAAACTAAATTGATGATGGCCTTCTTAGAACAGAATCGCTCGGAGAAGTTAGTGCAAGAAAGAGCCATGACGCTTCTTGATGATTTATTGGTTCAATATCCGGACAGGGTAAAAAGAAAGGATAGTGAAGAAGCAATACGAATCATTGTTTCCGGACAAACCTCCGATTGGCTACTCTGTGGCTCTAAGTCTAATCTCAAAAGAGAAAGCATAGGAGTTCAAGCAGTTAGTACTCAAATGCTTAGAGTTAAGAGTGAAGATACCGGAGATATAATGTACTGGGGTCATAGTATTTGCATAAACACTGGAGGAAAGAACCCCTCCCTTGGCGACCAATTTGCCTCAAGGATTCTCTCCCTATTGAATGACAGAATGACTATGAGTAGAGTCAGCACTTTAGGAAGTGAAGTGACGGCATCTAAACCTAGATTGGTTATGAGTTCTAAGATATTCACTCGTACTAAGATTGATGTAAATAATCCATTCAGTTCTAAATTTGAATTAATGTGTAATAAAGGTGAAAAAAATGAAATGCTTAGAATGCCAATCATTGAAGAATAAATTCGATGAAGTCTTAGGAGAACTAATTTGTGAAGAGTGTGGTTTAGTTCTAGTGACTGAACCCTTTGAGCAAGGGACTTATCTACAGGACAGCCAAGGCTCAATTATTAGAGAGCGTTGGTCTTCCAATTTACATGAAATGGGATTACAGACGATAAAACCTAAATCCCTGTCCTTCGCTCAAATTGAAAATAAGGCAGTGTATAAAGGAGTTTCAATGTGTAGACTACTGATGGCATCACTAAAGATACCAAGAACTTCTACAATCTTTACTACTGTAGAGGAATTGTATTTGATGCTCTACAGAAAGCACACATTTTCTACTGCCCCTCTTGAAAATAGAGCGGCGGCACTTGTCTACTACTGTTTGAAAAATGAGTCACTTCCCTTCACACTGAAAGAAGTTTGTGCTGAATACGAATGCAACAAGAAGTCTGTGTTTAGGTTGGCTAGGAAGATAGCAAAGGAAGAGAACAATACCGGAGTTTTTCTAATAAAGGAATGTAGACCATTCGCTGAAAAATATGCTATGTTATTAGCAGACGAACTAGAACACTACCCTTCTTACTTAGGAAAGGTTTCCCTGCTATCAATTCACTTTGATAATATTCTCTCGAAATCTAACGAGAATATCAAGCCAAGTACTCCAGCCGCATATTGTTCTATTGTGGCTACTATGGAGAACATGAACATAACGAACAAGAAAATAGAATCGGTTAGTGGTATTGGGTATGATGCCATTGGTCGAGAAGTCAAGAGGCTTTTGAAAATAATTAATACCAATAAAAAACAAATAAAAGGAAGAGGAATAGAATGCCTAGAAAAATATTGATAATCGGAGCCGGTGGAATTGGGAGTTATCTCATTGACACCTTGAACAACCTAACAGGGAACGGAAGTTATGAGCGGGAACTCTACGAGATTACCGTAAGTGACCCCGATACTATTGAAGAAAAGAATGTGACATACCAGCGTTTCACTACAGATAGTGTTGGGCAAAATAAAGCGTTCTTTATGAAGAAGAACTATGAGCAGGTAGTAGTTGGAAACAAGTATCCAATTCTAGTTGACGACCAACTGAAAGGATATGACTTAGTAGTTTGTTGTGTTGATAATTTAAACACACGACGAATGTTATACAAGGCCAATGTAGAAGAAGTAAAGTGGCTAGACCTTCGCTCTCAAGGAAGGAATGCCGCACTTGTTTCTTATCAAGCAGAGCCTTCTTCCTATGATACGCTACTAGCAGGTCCGGATGGTTCCTTCTCATGTCAAGGAGATTCTTGGGATGGTAGCAAGGAAGGTATCCATTTCATGCACTCTGTAATCGCTAGTATTGGGGCACAGTGGATGCAACGATGGTTTGCTGGAGAGAGCGTTAATCCGTTTATGGTGGTGAATGTATGAAGTGCTGTATTTGTAAAGGCGAAATACAAGCGCATAGTCACAACGGTAAAGTCTATTGGAGCGAAGGACATAACGCACAACCTTTGGTAGATGGCCGTTGTTGTGACACTTGTAATGGTTATGTTGTTGGTTTTAGAATATTCTGTATTAGTGGCCCAACTTTAGATTTTGAAGAACAAAGGCTGATAACTATAGAAATGGCTAGAACAAGTAATAAAAAAAACGGAGAGGAAGAAGAATGAGCAAAACTGGAGATTGGTACATTAGAGTACATGGAGAAGACGACGATAGACATGATTGGGGCGAAGCAGAAGCAGACCACGAAGCACACTGTCAAGGTCTAATAGAGAACTTGATTCGCCCTAGTTTCAATGGAGTTTGGTCCGAGACAGAGTTTCTCAATGCCATTTGGAAGGCATCTACTGAAATCCTTAATGGATTAGAAGTACAAGTCGTTGTGGATGGTAAGGATAATCTACACATTTCCTTTGGCACGGCTGGCTTTGTTTCCTTCAAAGTTGACCCTGTTGGAATGACTCTACCAATTAAGTGTTGGATTCACACCCATCCTTTCGGCTCTGCTTACTTTAGTGGTACTGATTGGAATACTGTTGGTAAGTGGGAGCCTTTGATGCACAACGCTATTGTTCTAGGCGGCATAGGCCACTATGGTATTTGGAATAATAAGCACCCCGAACAACTACACATCTATCGTGACTTTGAGTGGGAGCGAAAGCAGATTAAGCGAGCCTACGCACCTAAAGAGATTAAGACTAGTATTAATGAGATGTTACTAGAGAAGAATTGGGATAGAGGCGAAGAAGAATGATTGACACAGACAAATACGAACGAAGACTTCGAGAGGCGCAACCATTCAATCACTTAGCATGGGAACTGATACAAGAAGTCAAGCGGTTGCGTGAAGAAATCGAGAGGATAGCAGGGATAACCAACGGTTATGTCGGACCAACTAAAGCATGGGCTGAACACATAACAAAAGACCTATTGGCGGTGATTGAATGATTGACACAGACAAATACGAAAAAGCCTATGAAGAATGGATTTTGATGGAAGAACCAATGGGTTCTTTTCAAGAATTCCTATTTGTAGAATATCAAAAGGCACACGCAGAAGTCAAGCGTTTGCGTAAAGAACTAAACAAATACAAAAACAGATACATCAAGATGACTGAATTAGTAAGTGATGAGGAACTCGCAGAATGGTGGAGTGATGAAGAATGAATATATTTGCACTAACTAAAGACCCAGTACTATCAGCACAGCAAATGCTGGACAAGCATGTAGTAAAAATGCCAACAGAAAGTTGTCAAATGTTGCACACCAATACTCTTTACTTCCACTATGTAAGTATCTATGGTGTTAAGCCAACTCTTGCAGAGTTGAAGAAGTTTCATGCACACCTCAATTCTAAGTTGATGAAACCTGCTATGTTAAATCACCCTAGTACTATTTGGGCTAGACAGAACAAAGCAAATTACATGTGGCTATACAATCATGCTGTTGCGCTTTGTAAAGAATATACATTTAGGTATGGTAAGATTCACGGAGCAGAAAAAAGAATTGGAGATAGTTTTACTTTCTCTTATGACGAAGAAGACTTGACTCCTGTATCTATTGCTATGGCTGATATTTACCGCTTACCTAAAGAAAAACACAGTTGGGACTTTGTTATCAAGTCATATCGCCACTACTACCTACAAGGTAAGTGGGACTTCGCCACTTGGAAAAAGAATAGAAGGCCGGAATGGTGGCCTGAAAACCACTACCATAACATGATAAAAAACAGAAAGCCCTTTGGAGGCAATTGAAATGAAATACACACATGAAGATATTGGAAAGATTGTAGAAATAAAAACAGAAAACGGACATTACATTGATGAGAGAATAGTCACTACTTACTGTAGTGTTTGTGGTGCTTCTTTCATAGGAACTATTAGAGAAGCAGGTGGGTTTATTGCTGGCCATGCTTCATTTCACACTTGGGAATTTCAAATGGAAATGGAAGCCGACAATGGAATGACTGCTTAATATTGTAGGTTAAATACTGATTGGAGATGAGATAATTATGAGAGCAATTGGAGAATGGGTTATACTGAAAACAGAAGAAGTTCTTAGCGAAAGTGGCATTGTTTCTATCAATGACAACATTGCATTGGTACATGACTGCCAAAAAGACGGTAGCCTAATTGGAAAGAAAGCGATTTACAATGCAGAAAATAAGCATTTTACTTACAATGAATTTACTATCGTTAGGATGGAAGATATTATGGCGGTGATTGAGTGATTCTAAACGGAAATGAAGTAGGGGAGAAACTACTGGAGGGTATTAGTTTAGTCGCTGATACTGTAGCCCCAACATTTGGGCCACAAGCGAAGACAGTTATTCTACAAGGCAACCCTCCGGTTGTCATAAATGACGGAGTGACTATCACTAAATATGTTCGTTCCGAGGACCCCTATGTTCAATTGGGGGTACAACTAGTTCAAGACCTAGCATCGAAAGCCCAATCAAAGGCGGGTGATGGTACTACTACCGCCTGTATTTTGGCTAGAGCATTGTGTAAGTCTCTACATAGATTTAGAGATGCTAGAAGTATTCACGAATGGAGAAACTACCTAACAGAGGTTAGAGATGGTCTTCTTGGTTATTTGGATAGTAGAAGTATCCCCGTCGCTGATGATGATATTCAAAAGATTGCTACTATTGCGGCCAACAACGATGAAAAACTGGGCGAACTTATTGCCGAGGTTTTCAAAGCAGTTGGCAGAAACGGAGTAGTTTCTGTCGAAGAAAGTTTAGACTTGAATACTTCTTTTGAAATTAAAGAAGGATTAGAATTAGAGAGCGGCTACATTAGTCACTTGTTTGCTAATCGAGATAATGGAGATTGTGTTCTAGAGAATCCACTCATCTTATCCACTAACAAAATCATTAGAAAGTTCCAAGACATTTTACCTGCTTGTGAATATGCTTCACAGAAAGGAAGGCCTCTACTATTAGTCTGTAGAGGATTGCAGAACCTAGCACTACAAAATGTACTATTGAATGTAGCACAAGGTAGGCTCGATGTAGGAGTAATTGAAACTCCAAACTATGGTGACGCCCAACTAGACGAACTAAAGGATTTGATTGCAGTAGTGGGTGGTAAAGCCTATGCAGAAGAAGCAGACGACGACCTAAGAATAGTCAATGAGAATACTCTAGGTAGTTGCACTAAAGTTGTGATTGATAAAGTCAAGACTACTATCATTGGTGGGGACGGAGGAGAGGCAGTTGTTGAAAGAATAGAAGCCTTGAGAAAACTTCACGAATTGGGTACGAATGACTTTGTGAAAGAAAGCATCTCTAAAAGAATCTCTAGACTTAGTGGGGGTATCGCAGTAATCCGTGTAGGTGCTGGTTCTTCTGTTGAAATGAGAGATACTAAGGAGAGGCTTGACGATGCGCTTAACGCAACCAAGGCCGCACTAGACGGCGGTTATATTGTGGGCGGTGGACTCACTATCCTAAGGTTCCAACAACATTGGCCTCAAGAAAAAAATATTGACCATGAAATGTCAATGGCAACACTCCTATCTCCAATAGATACCCTCATGGGTAATAGTGAGTTTCCTCTAGCCAATTATGACATTGTAATAAATCGTTGGATTGAAGGTAAGCAAGGTTGGCAAGGATTCAATGCCAAGAAAGTTGCTGTTAGTGATTTATTGGTCGATGGAATTATTGACCCAACTCTTGTCACAAAGAGTAGCATTTCTGCGGCCTTCTCTATTGCGATGATGTTTTTAACAACCGATGTAGCAGTACTTCTTGAGTGATACTATGAAGAGAGCCGTGACCGTGACCTTACCTGCCCCTTATGCGGCAGAAATAGCCTGTCCTATATGTGAGGGGAACAAGTGCCTTGTCTGTAAAATGACAGGGACAATGAAGATTAAGGTCGCACCAAAGATACCAATACAAAGAGCGCACATCATCAAGTATGTGGTTGATAACTTAGTAGAGGTATCCGCAGAAGTCACAAGAATGTACGGTTTAGTTCCGGAGATAAACACTACTGAAATGGTTGAGGTCAATGGAGAGCAATACGAGATTGTTCAAATTTCAAGTATGGGTGGGGCTTGTTGGATTGCCAACTGCCTATCTAATTTAGAATCCCCTCAATACTTCACTAGTAGAAAGGCCCTTACTACCTTCAAGGAGGGAATGCAAATTGAGTGAACTAGCATTCGTAGGAGAGATACCTAGAAACAGCGAAGACTCGATAAGAGTCTACCAAGGAAACTATTGGAAGATTGATGTAATAGATTTTCGTTGGTATAAAAATGATAAGCCTACTAAGAAAGGGATACGAATGAACAAAGAGGAAGCCTTACTTCTATATCATATGCTAGGAGAAATATTGGAGGAAGACTAATGAGGACATTGAGAAACAGAACTAAGCAGAAGAACTTTGTAAGTTGGTGTAAGACTGTAGAAGTATCAGCAGAATTACCACATAAGGAAAGAATGGCCTTCACTGAATCTTGGCCAGTGGTTGCCAATTCAAATGATTTGATAAGAGGAGCGTTTGTTTCCCATTGGAGTCTAATTCTAGGTGGAGAAATAAATCACATAGCATTGCCTGTGACTATTGGAACTCTAACCTTTATGCAGTACGCCGCAGAACAACAAGGTCTTAATGACCTATCGAATACAATCAATACTATGATTGCTAACATACCTAGAATACATAATGAGATTCTTTCGGATGGGGAAGAAAATGAAGAAGAGTGAATGGATTGAACTAGCGAGTTATCTTTGGTTTCTTAAAAAAATGAAGCAAGGCAAATACGAACACATAGAAGAACTGATTAGACTTGTCAATGCTAAAATATTTACTGCTGGAATAGAAGAAGCAAAGGTGGAAGACAATGACGATGAGCCACTTAGCAAGACTTTGCGAAACTATGCAGAAGAAAACATCAGCACAACAGACTCGTCTAATTCTGCAAGCATTTGGAAATAAGCATATTCAACCTTTACAATTACTAAAGATTCTAACTCTAGACTTGGATAGTTCCCATATTGGTAAGCATAAAACAAAGAAGTGGATTTGTGAACACTTTGGTATATTTCTAGAAGAGTTAGAGATATACGGCGATGACTTAGGAAAGGGTGTATTCAATCTAGAAAGAGATAAACAGAAGACAGCCGACTATAGCCTAAACATGGTCATGCGACTTCTAGAATTAGATTGCAGACAGAAAGGTTCCTTTGAATTATTCTCCGAAGTACTAGAAAGTCTTTCTTCACTTGAGAGAAAATGGTTCATTTCTTTTTGGTTAAGAGAACCTAGATTGAAGATGGACAAAAATAGAATTGTAATTAATTGCCTAAGCAAATATTTCAACTTAGAACGGGCTTCTGTTGAAAAGGATTCTAAAATGCACGAACTAGATACTATGTACCATGCTTATTCTAATAAAAGAAAACTTAGGAATGTTTCTACTCATGGATTATTTATTCCACCTATGTTAGCAAAGTCTAATACTAAATGGAGCGTGTATAAACAACCTACTAATTCTATTTGTGAATATAGATATGGTGGAATAAGAATACAGATTCACAAGAAAAAAGATAACACTATCTTCTTCAACAGAAAAGGCAAAATACTCACCTTACCATTGAAAATGAAAAACTACATATGCGATTCATCATCCGACTTTATTTTGGACGCAGAACTCTATTGCGTAGACTCGGACGAAAAACCAATGGACTACTATGAAGTCTTGAAGGTGCTTCACAACAACCATACTCAAACACAGGACAATCTAAGGTGTGTAATTTTAGACTGCCTATCAAAGGATGGGAGATGTATGCTGAATTTGCCCTTTGTGGATAGGCTCAAGGCAATGGAAGACCTACCCTCCCCTCCCACTAGGTCGGATGAAAACGAAGACTCTAAGGCATTCTACAACCAAGCAATTAGTGAAGGGTTTGATGGCATCATCATTAGGGACTTAGATGCTAAGTATCTTCCTAATGAAAAGAGCGTATCAGTGGTGATACATTCCCCACCTAGAATAGATTTAAACTTGGTAGTCATAGGAGCGAAAATAAATTCTAAGAATGACTTTTCGAGTTTTGAAATAGCATGTAGAAAGGAAAGTGGATATGTTTCTCTTGGATTTGTTTCTGGGCTTTCAGCGATAAATCATAAACTTCTTTCTAATATGCTGAGAAAACTAGTTTCTTCATTTAAGAATGAAAAATATTCTTTCCTACCTAGAGTAGTCCTGCATGTGAAAGCAGAAATGATAATGAAAAGGGACGACAAATATTCTCTAAGATTGCCTAGGATACACGCAATACGAAGTGATAAGTATGCAATAGACGCTACTACAATACAAGAAGTCGATGCAATAGGGGGCTTTTAAATTAACTGTAGCGCAGAAGATTTAATTCGTGAATTTGGTGAGGCAACTCAATTTGTCTTTAGTTTAGATAGAGAAATGAAGACTAAGGATGCCTTTCTAATAGGGCAAGTCAATAAAGAAATGATGGGAAGAAGAGAAATGGCAGTCAAGAGTACTATCCATCTAGAAGAGATAAGTGGCAAATATGGCTCTTATGAAGGATACATGGTGGTCACAATATCCGGAAATCAACTAGATGCAGAAGCCTTTATCCTAGCCAATATTGTCTCTACAATACAACAGAAATACGAATACATAGGGGCAGTGGTTCGTAGTGCTGAATAAGAATATCTTGGTGGGTATTCTTTTGTGCAAGCCAGCATATAACATAGAATTGTTTAGAAGTCCAAATTCTAGACTAGGCTATAGTGTTAGACCTCTCATAATAATAAGAGGTAATTTGCCTCTTCTTCATCAAATCAATAGAACTCTTTCTCTCTACGGAATAGTCAATTCTGTAAAAGAAGTCGAAAACAAAAAAAGACCAAAACCAATATTGGTAATTAGGGGCATTGAAAACAATGCAAAGACGATGGCTCTTATTCCCGAACACCTATTACAACTACAAAATCATATTCAAGAACACAATGATGTTGTTCAAATGCTAGTTAGAAAGGAACACCTAACGCTAAATGGGATAGAAAACATAATGAAAATTAGAGGAATTATAGATGGCACTGACTACGATTGAAAAGAAGAAACCGATAATAATTGTCGGGAAGACAGGAACAGGAAAAAGCACACAGGCAAAGGAAATGTTGCCTAATGCTATGGTGTTGTATGCTGATGAAATGAAAATACGAGATGTACTTTCCTTTCCATTAGAACTAGGAATTATAATTGAAGATGTTCATTACAAACCAAAGACTGATGAAATTCTAAATGTCTTGAGAAAGTACCGAGGTACTATCATACTAACAAGTATAAATCAAAAATCAATACCTAATGAAATTAAAAATATGGTTAAGATAAAAAGAGCGGGTAATATAAATTACAGACAAGAGCAATTTGCAGAACTCGCTCCTAGAAGTCAAGAACCTAATAATTTAGAACGAGATGTATTCTCTTTAGTATTGGACTATCTAAGAGAAAGCGATAGAGAGAAAGTATTAGAACTAATCAAATTCAACAAACCTTCCGATGTTCAATTCATAAGTTGGCTGGCTGAAAACATTCATCCTAATCGACTACTCTTCATAGATACTATTGTGAAGAGAAGATGGTCACTCGCTTATTTTCAAGAGATGTTAGCCTACTCTCATAGTGGTAAATCATTCACTAGACCTCGAATGCCACAGCGTAGAGCCTACTCCAAAGTACCTAGTTTCTGTAGAAGATTAGGATTGAAAGGTGGAGATGAACGCTTACTTAGGCAGTTGCTCAAAGATGAAGACTTTGCCAAGTTCGCTAAGACCAAGTTGAATAATGCAGAATGCAGAATACTAGGTCTTGGTGAGAAAAAGAAAAGAAAGACAAAAAAGAAAACAGTAAAGCCAATGGCTTTGGGGGAATTCTAATGGCAAATGTTGTAGCCATTAGGCACTTGAAAAAATACTTGAAGAGTGGCCCTAAGACAACAGATGAGATTTACAATCATCTTAATTCTAAACTCAAGTGGGGCATTACTATGTCCGAACTCAGTAAGATATTACCTAGATATGCTAGTTTAATTTCAATCGAAGAAGGTTGGAGGAATATGAATTGAAACACAAAAGATTAACAGAGAGAATAAGAAAATATTTGATAGAGAGCGGCCCTAAAGATACTAGAGAAATACACGACTATTGTAATAATTTTAAGAATAATAGGACCGGCTCTAAGTCTAACCATTTCTACATTCAAAGTATAAATGTTATTGGAAACCTAATGCGAAGAAAATACTTCGTAAAGGTTGGACACAATAAAAAAGCCGCTTTAGATATTTGGGAAGTAAAGGAGGAATACAAATGAAACACAAAAGACTACAAAATAAAATAATTAAACTATTAGAAAACGAAGGAAGGCCATTGAACACAAAACAAATCGTAGACCATTTATCTACCTTGAAAACAACTCAAGTTGTTAAGAGTGACATAGGTACTATTTATCAATACGAATCGGAAACTACTTTTTGGCAACAGAACAAAAGGGTTGTGAGTCAAATTATGAAAAGAAAACAATTTAACAAGTTAGGTTTCGATGGTGAAACTAAAACTACAGTTTGGGGATTGCGAGGTGTAGCGTATGCTATGGACTGAAAAGTACAGACCAAGTAAATTATCCGATGTACTAGGTCAAGAACATTTTGTTATGGATGCTGAACATTGGGTTTTGAATAAAGAATGCCCTAACCTTTTGCTTTATGGTAATTCGGGAACTGGTAAAACAGGAGCCGCAGTTGCCCTAGCAAATGCTATTCTAGGAAAGGATGCGCTCTCAAATTTCTTTGAGATAAACGCTTCCGATGATAGAAGGCTAGAAACAGTTAGGACTAAAATCAAAAACATTGCACAGGAGTCTTCTATTGGAGATGTACCCTTTAGAATAGTCTTACTAGATGAGATGGATGGTATGACTAATGATGCACAAAACGCACTTAAGAGATTGATGGAGCGTTATGAATCAAACATAAGATTCATCATTACCTGTAATAATCGAAACAAAATTATCTATGCTCTACAATCTCGTTGTGCTAATTACTTCTTCAAAAATCTCACCTTTGAAGTAATTGAAGAAGCAATTGTCAAAATCCTAGGGGCAGAAAAGTATCCGGTCCCCGAAGAAATTAGGTCGTTTATATATGCCTTCAACGGTGATATGAGAAGGACACTTACCGAACTGCAAGCATCCGTCGCATCCGGCATACGACTGACGACTCAAATCGAAAAAGGACTCAAAAAGTACGAACAGATTACAATGAACATATTGAATAACAATCCAAACGAAGCACTGAAAAATCTACACAATCTAATCTATGAAGGAATCTCCACTAAGGAGATTTGCATAGGGTTGCACGATTATATCGTTTCTTCGGAAATGGATAGCAACAAAAAACTGAAATTCCTACGAGTAATTGGTGAAGGAGAATGGCGTTCCCACAACATGACCCCTAAATTACTCGTATCATGGATGGTGGGAAACCTACAATAGGAGGTAAAAAAAATGCAAAACGAAATAAATAAAGCGGCAGAGAAGTTAGGCATCTCGGAAGAAGATGCACAACTGAAATTTGAAGAGATATGCAAGACGAATGGTGTTGGAACCGACTCGACCCTAGCAAAGGGTCTATGGCGAGCCTACGCTAGTCAACAACTTAGCATGAAAAAGCGAACGAACAATACGGAGCGTAAATCCTTTGGTGACAGTGCCTTTGGTTTCTTTGTTTCTCTAGAGGAACCAAGAGATATGATGGCTTACAACCGACGACGAGCGATTGAAGAATGGAAGCGTGATGCTTACAAGGCTTACCAAGAAGGCTTTGTTGCTACAGTTGAAGAAACAGAAGACGGACACTACACAGTTAGTCGTGTATTTGATGGTGAAGAACAAACGAGAACCCTAAGTGTTCTAGCAGACGGAGCAGAAACATTGGAAGACGGCACTATTGTTATTCCTCTAGATGTGACAAAGCGATACACTAACGGAGGAGAGAATAAGAACTACGGTAAGCCATTGGCTAAGGAACTAATGCGCCGAAGCGGAGTATTCGTTGGTAAGGTTGGCGATGATGCCGACTACCAAATGTACCACTTCTCTTACAAGAACCAAAACGGCGTTGACTTCTTACCAAGAACCTTTGAATTTATCCACATGCCGGTCATTAAGGATAGTAATAGAGAAGGCTACATTTACGGCTACACTAAGAAGACTCTAGAGGGTTGGGAATACAACGCAGAACTAGACCCCGAAGGAGATACTCATCGGGACACACCAATGACCCCTTACAACTTGGCCAGCAGTATTCTAGCAGACAAGGTAGTATCACTATCTCTTCTTGATGATAGACACATGGAACAGCGTGACCTACCAGCAGTTGAACGATTTGTGATTACTATGGGTACAGTTTGTAATATGAACATGACTCCTACTTCCAATGGAAATAGAATCTTGAACATTACTGACCTTAATGCAGACTTTGACTACGATACTGACGGCATGACTACTTGTTGGGTTCCACAACATATCGAAGTTGACTTTGGTATTGGTTCCGAAGTGGTTGTTGTTGGTCGTACTTCTATGCGAGAGGGTGATGATGGTATGGAGCCATCTACAATCAACCTGTCCGGCCTTTTAGTGACTGAAAGAAAGGGTCAAGTCGTTGAGATTGCTGACGACGAAGAAGAAAACCTTGATTGGTTTTGAGTCGGCTGATTAACTCTAATGTGCGTGTGCAAGCAAGTTACCATATAATGTTGCTCAAGTGGGTGCAAAGCCCACTAACTCGGTGAAAACTATGAATAAACTAACGATAACTAAAACGATGATTAAAACACATAGGGCTATTATTTCATATAGAAATATTGCTCATATGTCTTGGAAAGCAGATAGAATAGACAATGGCGAAATATTCTACTCTGTTAAAATTTACTCCAATGCTAACCTTATTCAACAGCATATGAGCGAAGAAGAATTTATCAAACTAACGACAAACTATATCAAATGGGTTGATGCTAATGAGTGATACTATTACTTTTGAAGACGGCTTCCTTACCAAGGCTAATACTTGGACTGTGTGCCTAACTGATATTCAGTTTATTACATGGAAGGAAAACTATGAGAATGGCAGTTATTTCGTTAAACTCCATATCGGAGATAAGGAAACAAGACTACAATTAGATACAGAAGAAGAAGTGGAAGAACTAGTCCAAGAATGGACAAGAACAAAAGGTGAATAGATATGAAAACAGTAAAGAATATGAAATGTGGGTTTTGTGGTGTTATAGGACACACTGCTAGAACCTGTGAAGACAAAAAGAAAAGTGTGATTAAGGAAGAAAGAAAGGCTAGGAGAAAACAAGCAAAGAGATTCTACTATAGTAATTCTAAAAAACTTTCGGGGTTTATGAATAAATTAACAGAAGAAGGCAAAGTATTGCTAATGAATAATGGTTTTATGAGAAGTCAGCATTTCCTAGTTCAAACTAAACCCGAAACTGCTATTCAAGAAAACTTAGTTGAGCCTATGTTTGAAACTCTTTCTACTAGGGCTAAAAGCGAATCTTGTAAAACTAACTTTAGCAGAGAACCTCACTTTAAAACAGTAGATAATAGAAACAAATATCTAGATTATCTATTGACAGTTTCGTTCAAGGGGCATAAATCTCCTGTTAAGTGGTTGGTTGAAGCAGAAGCACCAAATCAAACGCATAAGGGAATTGAACAAGTTGAAGATTTTTTAGCGGAAGTCCCTAATGTAAATGAGTACAGGTTTATCGTGACTGATGGATATTGGTATCATTTTTGCCTACCTACTGTAGATAGTGTTTTAGAATGGAATAGTTTTACAATTGACGACCAAAGTTTCCTTATGGATAATTTAGTCACAGGAACGATGTTAGATTTAGACCCAATGAAGAATCTAAAGAAGTTTGGCATAACAATAGGCGTTTTGGTAATTGGCCTTATAATCAATTATCTTATTTGAAAGGTGAATAAAAATGCAAAAAAGAAAAGAAGAACAAACGGAGATTGACATTGATAGCATGAGGGCTAAGATTCTAGCGCAGACTAAGATGGCCAAGGATGCTCCTAGGAGAATGCGACTAGGAATAGAAGGCGATGCTAAGACCGGCAAGAGCGGAATAGCAATGGATACTGATAAGCGAACTTTCTACTTAGATGTAGATGATGGTGGAGTACCTACATGGAAAGCAAACCATGATTCTACTGATAGAATTACTATCTACAATCCAGCAGAATACGGAGAAGATGGAGAACTACTACCTTACCAAACACAAGGAAACATTAGGTCTTTCATTGCTCTAGCAAGAGAAGCGGCTAAGACAGAAGAGATTCTCTTTGTTTGGGATGGAATTGATACATGGCTTGAGTACTGTACTCTTTACATGACTGGAATGGAGAACGCAAGAATGCGACCAATGAAGACAGCAAAGCAACAAGATTGGTGGCAAAGAAACAATCCATTTAGGCAAGTTCTAAAGGAAGCGAAAGCGATTGACTGTGACCAAATTTACATCACTCACACTAAGCCTCCCTTTAGAGATGAAGACCCCCAACCAATTTGGAATAAGTGGGACTCTCATCTTTGGAGTGTAATACGAACTACCCAAAGAAGTACTGTCAAAGGTATGGAATACGAAGCCTATGTTAAGAGCAGTAAGTACTTCCCTAGTCTTTTGAATAAGAGATTCAATGTCTTAACTGTTAGCCGAGAGGGTGAAGTGACATGGAAGGGATTGGACTGCGTTAAGAGTGGTGATATTTGATGCAACTTAGAGTTGAATCAAAAGAACTTCTAGATGCAATTACAAGTGTAAAGGGTGCTGGTAAGTACTCTGTTGCTAGTGGCCTTAAGGGCGATAGCATTGGTGACTTTACTTTCTTAGTACAACTAAATGATTCGTTAGAAGTTTGGAATGCTGATGCTGGTTTCATCCTTAGAGTTTCTATTCCTCTAGTTGAGGTTTCTCAAGAAGATGCAAACACAGTTTGGACACAAACTAAAGATTTGGGCGTTAATGCAACGCTAAGAATATCAGAGATAATTCCAATCTTGAAGAAATTCAAAGGGCAGATTACTATTGAAGGTGGTACTAGACTAACAATTACAGACACTAGTTCTAACCAATTTACTCTAAATACAGTACAGGCTCATCCTAGTTTAGATGTAATTCATAGGGTTTCTGCAATGAATCGCCTAATCGTAGAAGAAGGAATGCCATACTTTAACACTACACAATATGAGGGTCACATTTCTATGGACTCTAAAGTGTTCACTAGGACAATGGACTTTTGTGAATTGGTAGGTACGGGAATTTATGAAATAGACTTCATGGCTGTTTCCGATACACCTACATTAGAATCTCCTTCTGTTCGTTTTTCATCTACTGATAGAGGCCGAAAGTCTTACTCACATGAATTAACCACAGAAGAACTACTACACTCAACAGGACAGTCTGCTACTGTTCTTTTCAGTGGACCTATCCATAAATTCTTCAAAAGCGGAACTATTGAGTTCTATTTGAAAGATGCCTTCCCACTTCTTTTGGTGGGAGAAGACCGACTATTGATTAAAACACCAAGACTAGAAGAGTGATTAAATGATAATCTCACATAACAATTCAAATATTTATTTATCGTGGAGAGAAAATGGTACTAAGCACAGTTCTACTATTCCGTTTCGTCCATACTTTTTTGTGGAAGAGACTAGTAAGGAACCACCTACTTACCAGCCTAGTAAGTACATTACTAGGGAAATAGAATACGAGAGAGGCGATTGGGTTAATCTTGAAGGTACTCGATTGAAGAAAGTCTATGCAGAAATGCCGGAAGACTTGAGGAATTTGAAGAATACTTTTTCTAGAACTTACGAGGCTGATGTACCTTACACCTACAGATATTGTGTAGACCGATTAGAAGAAATCAAAGAGTACGATATGCGTAAGTGGTATTGGGATATGGAATGGCAACAAGGCGGAGAACACCATGATGAGATTACTACTATTGTAATGTATGATAATTACGATAGAGATTATATCCAATGGGCGTGGTTTCCCGAAGATAATATGATATGTGATTCAGCACATCAGTACTTTTTTAGGAATGAAAAAGATATGATAGAACATTTCTTAGCGACTATGGTAGACAAAGACCCCGACATGTTAATTGCGTGGTTTGGTAATTGGGCTGACCTTCCTAAGTTATTTTCTAGATGCGCCTTCTACGATATTGACCCTAGTATTATTTCTCCTTTGGGAGTTGTTGATGGAATAAAGGTCAAAGATGGTAAGGTAAGATTTACGAAAGAAGAGAATGGCTATCATGCTACTGCTCAACCTATCCGAGGTAGAATTACGCTAAACTTGGACATGGCCTTTGAAAGACAATGGAATGATGCACAGAAAGGCACACTACCTAGTCTATCTCTAGAGTATGTTTCTACTGCTCTATTTGGTGAAGGTAAATCTAAGGAAACCAAATTTGAAGACGCTAACGAGTTCTATCGTAGAGGTTGGTTAGAAGATACTGAGGCGTACTTGAAGTATGCTTTGATAGATGTAGAACTACTAGTAAAGATTGATGAAACTAACTTCTGTAGTGAAGCCATTCTTTCTTTACAGCGATTACTAATTGCTCCTTTCGATGCTTGCTTCTTTGCTTCTAACATGGGTTCAATCTACTTTATGCGAAATGCTTGGTGGAAAGCCCCAACTGGAGAGAAGCCCAAGTTCAAGGTCTGCGATAAGTGTAGCCATAAGAACCCAAACGAGAAGACACTAAGAGAGTGTAAGAAGTGTGGAGCGAGCCTATCTTATTCGGGTGCTATGATTTACAATCCTACTGACGAAGGTACTAACGGATTGCACTACAATGTAGCCGCCTTTGATTTTGCTGGTCTTTATCCTAGTATGATTATTGCTAGGAATATCTCGTTTGAAACTCTTACAGAAGAACCAACACTATTCAGTGCTGACTTGAATACTCCACAGAATCTACAACCTGTAGCAGAAGACTACGAGAAAGATATGCGCTATTTCAAGACTGACAAATTGGGATTATTGCCTCGCTCTCTTATCGACTTGAAAGAGTTGAGAGGCGAGTACAAGAAGTACATGAAGGAGTCTAGGAAGGCTGGAGATAAGGAGGCTGTCGTTAAGTGGAACAACAACCAAATGGCTGTAAAGCGTTTGATGGCTTCCTTCTATGGTATCCTTGCCTTCAAGGGATTCGGTTGGGCGAATGTAGACCTAGCCGCTAGTATTACTGCTAGTGCAAGAGAGGCTATTCGTAAGGCCGCATTTACAGCAAGGGAGATGGAAGGATGAATTGCATAAAACCAATGATACACAGGCCCGAATTTGAAAGCAAGCATCACTGCAAGTTATGTGAAGCAGAACGAATCATCAAGGAAATAACAGGTGAAGAAGAATGATTAAAATAGTAAAAACTTTCGCCCTAGAAATATCAAAGGTGATAATATGAGTAGATGTGTTAGGTGTCATAGGCTTGTTAGGGTGATTCACCCTTCCAAGAACTATTGCTTTTCATGTTATGTTAAATACTATAGGGCAACTGTAGTAGATAAAAATAAAAGAGGAATGAAAAATGTTTAATTTAGATGAATTGATAGAAGTACAAAAAACAACAAACGGAACACTCAGCGAACTATTGGCCAATGTCAAGAGAAGCAATAAGATTTTGATGATGGTTAATATTGTCAACATTGCTACTATCGTCACCTTATTGGTGGTGGTACTTTGATGCTAACTCTTCTAGTATTTGCATTAATGTTCATTTGGCTAGTGACTCTCATTTGGTTTTTTGATAAGTGCTATTGTGATGTTAAATGGGCCATGAAAACTTCCAAAGAAAACAATGCAGATTTTAGTTGGGAAGATGCTTTTGGAGGTGAATGATATGGAAGTAGTTTATGGACACACAGACTCAATCTATGTCAAGGTAGATTCTATAGAGTCGGCCTTTTCATCTCTTGAAAAAATAAATGAAGAAGTTAGAACTATCTTTCCTAATTTACTAGGACTAGAAGAACACCCTGTTATTCTAGAGTTTGAAAAATACTTTGAATCGTTGGGTGTAGGAATTACAAAGAATAGAAACGCTGGATTGATTTCTTGGGAAGATGGAGTTTGGTTAGATGAGCCTAAATTTACCCTAACAGGATTTACTTCTAAGAGAATTTCCGAAACAACAATGGCAAAGGAAGTTCAAACAGTGGCACTCAATATGTGGGTTTCCGGTAAATCGGAAAAAGAAATAGTCGATTATGCTAAGTCTGTCTACATGAAAGTACTGAATGGTGAACTTGATTACCAAGAAGTGGCAAAAAGAACTAGACTAAAGAAAGAGAGATTTCTAGTCAAGTGTACCTGTAATAAGAAGTACGACATTAGGGAAATTTCTTGGACTGATGGTGAGTTCTATTGTAGCAAGTGTGCCAAGCACCCATCTACTTTCTTAACAACTAAGGGAAAGAAACCAACAATTAGCGAAGGAATTGTAGGAGTGTTGTACTCTATGCAAGAAAGAAATATTACCTTTGAAGATTCTTATGTCTTCCTAAGAATAAGACCAAGCGGTTTCTTTACTGACCCACTAAGCGGGGTTCGTAAGGAAGCAACTTATGTTTCCGGAAATACTTTTTCCGAGATAGAGGGTTTTGAACCCGATTGGCCCCACTACGCCGAACAAGTAGTGAGTAAAGTCCAGCCCATTTTCGATGCTATGGGTTGGAATACTAAACAAATAAAAGTACAGCATAGAAACTTTGACGAGTGGTGGTAATTATGACCGAAAAAACAGAATACGAAATAGAAATAGAAGCGATGGCAGAATACACTTATCAGTTTTTGCCGGAAAACTCCGACGACCCAACCGAACCTATCTTGAAGATAAGTAAGTCTTCTCTTGGAACATTCGATTGGTGTCCAAAGAAGTACGAATTCAGTTATGTCAAGAGGCTACCTCAAGACCAAACAGAAGCAATGAGAAAGGGTACTGTCATGCACAATGCTAGAGAGGACTTCTTTAACGACTTCGACATTAAGAAGGCAGAAGATATGTCCCATAGTGAAGTGCTAGACTACTGCGCTACTCTCTTCCCTGTAGATGATTACTTTGACGACTACCAAACTATTATTGCATTTGAAGCACAGCGATTTGTAGATGCTAGAAGTGACGAAAAACTAAACGAATTTTTACCTGCTTGTAATGAAGGTAAATTCGATTGTGAGATTGTAATTCGTGCAGACCAAAACCCCGACTACCTACTTAGTAGAGATTATGTTGTCCATCTACAAGGTATTATTGATAGGATATTTTTGGAAGACGGCGGCTACATTCCTATGGAATTCAAGACCGGACCTTGGAAGGATTACAAAGCGACCTCTATGAGAAAGGAAATGGCATTCTACAAGATTCTAATTGAAAACTCTAGTGACTTGGTTTTGAAAAATGCTGGATTAGAACCTAACATTCCCGTTAGTCATTGGGCTTGGTATTATCCAATCTCCAATCATTTCCATTGCGAAGACGCTACTAGTAGATACCGTGTGAATAATGTAAATGGAGTTATGAAAAACATTGCTAAGTTGATTCACGCTTACGAGCAAAAAATATTTGAGACTAAGTTTTACTACAAGACTTGCACACACTGTTCCTTCTTTGGTCTTTGTGATGCGGCACAAGATAGTGGGTGGCTATGATGAACGATAATGTGAAGAAGGTTGCTTTAGATGCAATTACTATTTTGCATTCGTTAGGATATACGCAATACGCAATGCCATTACTAAACCGTTTGGAGAGATTAGATGAATGAAGAAGATATAGAAATTATTGTTAGAAATAGAGATTGGTCGTTCTCGGAACTCTCTAATTTAAGAAGTACTATTTCTGCACTAGGTGACGAAATTTACCATGAAATGAATTTAATGGAAAGGTTTTCTTTAGTTAGAGATGCGGAAGTTTATCCTTCTAAAACCTATGAAGAGAGTATGAAGAAAGCAGTTAAAATAGAATTGACTGGAATGATTGCAGAAGTTTTTACTAAAATGCTAGAAACAGCAAAGATTGATTTTGGAGGAAATAAAAATGAAATATCCGAGAGAAGTGTGGGCGGGAAGTCACATCAAGAACGCCCCACAGATGAAGAGAAGAGTAGTACAGAAGAAGAGTGACTACATTGAATTTGTGAGAAGTCACAATAATAGAACCAATGTCTACACTACAGTCTACGACTTTGCTAAGTTCGCAGAAACAGCAAAGGTGGAATCTTCTGTTATCTTAGATAGAGTATTCTTTGACTTTGATGCTCATGGAGAAGATGGTATTTGGTATGCTTATGCAGATTTAAAAGATACTTTGAGGTACATTGGCGACACCAAACACACTATCTTCTTTTCCGGAAGAGGGTTCCACTTGTTTGTCTTTGGAGAAGTGACCGATGAACCAAGAAACCTACAGTTTTATTTTAGAGAAGTAAGAGATTACTTACAAAAACAAAAACCTTATTCACTAACCTTAGATGAAAGAGTAGGTCAAACTACTAGACTAAGAAGAGTACCAAATACTGTAAATCTAGCCAGCGACAATGGACACGGCATACCCTACTATTGCATTCCAATTTTTGAAGAAGATATAGAGAAGGGAATCGACCACATACTAGATTTGGCTATGGCCCCTCGTCTTGTCCCTATGAAGTTCTCCGGTAGCAAGTTAGCAGTATGGCCTTCCGCACCCCCCATTGATGAAGTCGAAGGGGAAATTGAGCCTGTAGTCGTTGAGGGTTCGCTCCCTGTTCTCCCCTGCATTTACAATGCCATAATGGTTGAGAACCCTTCGCACATGGCTAGAGTTTATTTGGTATCTTGGTTCCGAGATTTACTAACAGGAAGACAAGATTTGAAAGACCAAAAACAAAAAGAATCAATACTCAATACTATTGTAGATGAGATAGAAAAGATTGCTACTAGTTCCGATGAAGTTTGGCTTGATTGGGATAAGGCGACAACAAGAAAACATGCAAAATTTACCGTATATGGTAATTACAATACTCCCAACTGTAAAACCAAGTTAATACCCGAAGGGTATTGTGCTGGTAAATGTTGGAGATACCCCGACTATTTGGAGGAAAAGAAATGAAATACGATGATGTAAAATGGAATCAAATGATATATGGCCCTGCTTATTACGATGAAGGAGAACAGGAAGAACCTGCTCCACTTATTTTATCTGCTTGGAGATGGGAAGTTAGAATGGAAGGAAGACAAGTCTTTTGGAGATTTAAAAGTAGGATGATGGGGTCTTTTGAGTTCTCTCCTAAGAAGTGGAATGATGAAGGAAATGAATATCCCAAAGAGTGGCCGGATTGGTTGCTCTTTGATTTCATAGACTATGTTTGGGGATACTCGGATAAAGAAACTAAAGTTCTCACCACATCTATAAACGAAGACTCTAAGCAACAAAAGTTGGAGTTGGAATGATGTTGACAATTGATAGTAGGGAAAGAAAGGGTTCTAAATTAGTCGATTTAGTTATCAAGAAAGCCGAGGCCCTAGGAATATCAAATGAGAAAAAGTGGATAGAAGTAGGGGACTATGTATTTGACGATGTTTGTTTTGAAGCAAAATCTTGTCTAGACTTTATTCAGTCTATTCTAAACAAAAGAATTTGGACTCAAATAGATAATATGGACCGCCATTACAAACATAACATAGTAATTATTTATGGTGATTTAGAAAAAGATATTCAATCCCTAATAGATAACTCTAAGAATACTAATTTTGTATTCAGCAAACACAATCTAAGAAGGCGATTCTTAGGAGCAATAGGTAGGATTACCTTAGATACAGACACAAGAGCCTTTTGGGTTCCTAGTGAAATAGAAGCATCTTTGATAATCACAACTATTTGTAAAATGAAGCCAATAGAAAGACCCTCGTTGAATCCTCAGTTGATAAAAAGGATAGCAACTGATGATATGAGAGTCGATGTACTGACTTCGATTAAAGGAATTTCAGTCAAGAAAGCCAAAGCCCTTTTGAAGAAATTTGGCTCTGTTGTTGAAATTTCCTATGCCAAACTATCCGAGATAAAAGCAGTAGAGGGATTTGGGACTACCCTTGCTGAAAGAGTACTTGAAGTCCTAAACACAGAAGATAAGGTGACAATATGAATGATGAAGATTGGGTGACAACACCCGAATACGAAGACGAAGAATTACACGCCCTTCCTACGGAAGAAGCGAGAGAACAGCCGGATAGAATTATAGGAGATACTAAATTACCTAAATTCTTAGAAGGATGGGTAAAAGAAGCAACCAATGTTTCTCACTACAATGAAATACCTGCGGCCATGACTGCCTTAGTTCTAGTCGGGCAAATGTGCAAAGGCTTTGTTAGGATACCAATTAAATCCTCTATCATAGATTCTAGAGTACATTTCATTTGGATTCAAACCTCCGGTACGGGAAAGAGTGAATTGATGAATTTTGTAATTCCTGTTTCAAAGGGGCTATGGGATAAGATTAACGCACATCATAATTACAGGGAACACAAGTACATAGGACCGCACGATAAACTAGAGCAATTTGATAACTTTGAAGTTGTTGAGTACACTGATGCGGCTTTGATTGGATACCAAAAAATAGTAATTGCTAACGAAACCTTTGCAGAAGAAAATGTAGATGTTGAAGTTGGAGATGAAGTATGGGAACCTGTCAAGGGTTCTTTAGATGGACACGGTTTAGCCCGATGGGATGAGTTCACTAATTCCGGAGTTTTCAGTAAGACACAACACAAGAATTCAATTGTCACTTATTTGAACACTCTAATGAATTCTATTGGTGGCTCCTCTCAAGTAATTACTAAGAAGTTGAAGGAAGGTCCAGTAGTAGAATGCCATTCCGAGCGTTCTATTATGGCAACTACTTTCCCACCCGATGAACTAGATAAAGCAATTACAGAAACCGGACTATTCCAAAGAGCGACGGTCTATATTTGGAAAGTACCCGAATATATTAAGGATGAAATTGATGAGATGATTGTTGATAACTTCGGAACATTTGAAGATGTGAACCTTCCTATTGAGAAATACACAGAAGAACTATTCGAGATTTACAAATTAACTCAAGCCCGTTATCTCTCAACTGCTAAGTACGACGAACAAGGGAATGAAATAGAAGCCCCCAACCCTACTAAGGTAATTAGAAGAGGAGCAGACTTTAGAGATGCTATGCGGCTAAGAATGCACGACTTGAGAAGAATGGTAAAGGCAGAAGAAGGGTTGACTAGAGAGGCCGCTAGAACCTTCTTAACAAGGATGAACATAATGATGGGTAGGATTGCCTACCTATGTTCTGTAGTGGAGGCTAAGGACATAAAAGACCCTAAGAAACAGTTTATAGTCACTGCTAGAAATGTTAATCAATCTGCTTTTATTATCCGCAACTGCTATAAATCATTGATTTCGTGGTTTGCTCAAAGCCTACGGGTCACTAAGTCCGGTATGGCAAAAACGATTGGAGCGGGATATTTAGAAGTCTATGAAAATTTGAAGAAAACTCAAGTTCGTAGAATCAATGATGTAGACGGTTGGGTTCCAAAGAAATCTATGATGGAGAACTACCGAACTACAAAAAATGTAAGTCCAGCAACAGGGTACAATCATTGGGATAAAGTCGAAGGATATTTTGAGGAAACAAAAGACAACCGAGCAGTATTCGTTAGATTAAAAAAAGAAGGTGAAAGAAAATGAAAAAATACGAAAATACATTCATCGTTTTCGATGTGACAAAGGGACCGAAAGTTATTATTGAAGCGTTGAACACATACGGCGAAGAAGGATGGGAATGCTCTACAATGATTACTGTAGGGAATATGAACATTGTTGCTTTCCTAAAGAGAAGCATTGGTGAAGAAGAAACTAAGGCTGACCCTACTACGGAAAAAATCAACAAACTTTGGGCTACTGATGGCGGTAAGTGATTCCATGTCTAGTGTGCTAGCGTTGGACATAGAAACTAAGAATATGTCCCATGAGATAGGTGGGTTTGGTAATACTCACATGTTCCAAGTGTCTACTGTAGCGACTTGGGACGGGTCAAATGGTACAGTCTATCTCTCTAAAGAAGAAGTAGGAGAGAGCGTAGACACACTAACTAAGTCTGGATTTAGCGTGAAGGATATGTCCGAGTTAAAGTATGACTTAGAAAGCCATTTAGAAAAAGGTGGTCGTTTGTTGGGTCATAATATTGGGGCTTTCGATTTGCCTATTTTGAAGAACTCTTTGGACATATACTGTGTTAGAAAGTATTTGGATAATAAGCAGTATATTGATACCAGCCGATACTTGACTAGCAGTTTTGGAGAGAGATTCAAGTTACAGAACTTGGCGGAAAATACTCTAAAACAAGATAAGTTGATGGAGAGTGCAGAAGCACCTAAACTTTGGAAGATGGGTAGATATGAAGAGGTTGTAGAGTACTGTATGAAAGATACTCAAATCGTATATGACCTTTGGAAGTATGGTCAAGAGAACGGTTTAGTCAAAGCGTTCTCAATAGAGAAAGAAGAATTTTTAGATATGGAGGTTGATTGGTGATGGATACATGGGAATGGATTGGTTTGTTTGCCTTCCTTATCGTTGTAATTCTGTTGTTCTTTGCCGCTTTTGGTGGCTCGAACTTAACAGAACAAAGCGTTGAGGAATACATGCAACGGCTGATGAAAGACAGTGTAGAAGAAAAGAAATGACGCTAAAGCAGAAGTGTTCTAAATGTGGTGAATCCACTATTGCACTTAGGCTACAGGGTTTCTATCTAGGCTCGGACAAGAAGGTAAAGTTGTGGGAATGTCGCTCATGCGGCTACATTTGGAAATAATTTGGCCACTCGGCTCGCTCTATTTTGGGCGAATCGAGTGGTCATTTTTTTTATGAATTTTTCTGGTATCCGAAAACGATTTGGAAAAAATACTATTTTTTTAAGAATAGCGATTACCTACTAGTGTAGGCCCTATCCAAAGAAAAAAGAAATAAGATAGTGCTATTATAAAAAGCAAAACTTTTACTATAGTTTCTTTAAATCTCATTGTACTCTAAACTCAATTATTGGCATAGTATTTGTTCTAGTTCCGCCTTCTCCTGTGACAGTTGAAGGATTAACCGTTCCACTAACTTTAGATTGTATTGTAGTCCCCCATAAACTAATGACATATAATTTGCTTCCATCGTCATTCCAAGACAAACCTGAAATCCAAGGCGTACTACTACTACTACTTGCCGACCTCCAAGGAGTATTAGTAGAACTGCTACTATTGGTAAAGAAATTTCTTATGTCTAAAGTAGTGACTAATGTTTCTGTTGAAGTATCGTAAGGAGTAGACAAATCATATTCAAAAACTTCGGCGGTTAGTGCGTCGGGAATATACATTTTACTCCCATCACTATTAAAAATTAAATCACTGGCCGCCCCTATTGATAGAGTTTGAGAAGTTCCAGCACTATCACCGGAAGCCACTATGTAGTTAGTTCCAGCAGTATATTGTTTAATTATACTGTTTCCACCCGATACACCATATCCAAAATAATACTTAGAACCGTCATTATTCCATCGAGCAAATCTTACTCCACCCCCCGCACTTAAAGCACTACCATTGAGAGTTATGGCTAAATTAACATCCATCGTTCCACTTCTTATTTGATTCCCATGAAAATCAGCAAGTATAATCTTGGTGGCATCATCATTAAGTCCAAATCCATCACAACTGTTTAGCCCTAAACCTGCGGCATTTTGGGCAACCGCATTTCCACTTCCGGTAGAACTTATTGCTATTTTCGTAATAAAAACATTAGTGCTATCAAAACTGTTGTTATTTCCTCTATTTGAAATATACATGTCAGTCCCTATTACTTGAACACCTGTCATCCAAGCCGAATCAGCCGCACCAGCATTAAAATTTATTCCAACGCCATCATTAGAGTTAGTCTGGTGAATGGATTTTACAGAAGCCAAATTATAAAGATTAGCATTTACAGGGGTAGTCCTATTCGCATAAGACCCCATTCCCGATACTCTACTTATCCACATCTTAATCACGCATCATTTAATCCATCAACAGTATATGTCATTTTAACGCCCATAAGCAAAGCATCACTAGCGAAATCATCATTACCATTATTAGCATCTCTTGATATTTGGAAAAAGCAAACATCTCCTGCCGCCGGAGAACCTGCAATAGTGAGAGCAGTATCGCTACTGATAATATGTAAATCCTTAGCGGTTAGTGCTGTATCTTGATAATTAACAGCAGTTCCAAAAATAACCCCACCTATGGCTTCATCATTAGAAACAGAAGTTCCAGCAATAGTCCAAATTACATCATTACCTGCACTACCAGCATGTGTCCAATAGAAAGTAAATAAAACTGTGCCTTCGTTCCACATTTTTGGCATAGCAATTGAAAACTGAGCAAATTCATCAGTACCTGCGTCGAATGCTAAGGTTCTAAAATCCGGTTGAGTAGCGTTAGCGTTAGCAGTTGTTGTTAAACTACCACAAGGATTTACTGATTGGGGGCTTATTGCTTCTGCTGGAATCCACATACTAAACTGTCCCACTTGTAATTTAGTGTCTAATTGTGTTTGTGCGTTTGAAGTAAGCGTATTTATTCTTTGAAATTCTTCACTTGTAACCGTACCATCAGCAATTTTAACTGCATCTATTCCTGTTGCCAAATGTATATTGTCAACAGAACCGTCTACATATTGGTCGGAATCGACAGAATTAGCGGCCATCTTTCCAACTGTCACTCCACCATCCTTTAATCTTAAAGCATTCGAATTAATTTCAATAGTAGAATCATCAACGCCAACATTTAGTGTAACATCTCCTGTTGTTCCTCCACCTGTCAAAGCACTACCAGCCACAACAGATGTAATATCTCCCTGTGGGGCTAATGCGGCAATAGAAGCGGCTGTGACTGATTTAATTACATTGGAAGCACTAGTATCTTGAATAATGACTTTATCGTCACTTGCTAATGAACTTGTATGGTCACCTATACCTGAAATAAATAAACCCGCACTTGTTCCAGTAATAGCACTTGTTTCTGTGTAGGTAGTACTTCCAGCATCATAACCAATACTCACTGAATTTTCACTCTTAGCCGTAGTCAAATACTGGATAGACCTACCATCTACAGTTCCGCTTGCATCTAATTTGATTATAGCAACAGGAATATCACCCGCAGTTAGTTGTGGCACTACATCAGTATCGGCCTTATCTCCTCTAATGGCCAATACATTTGTAGAGTCACTAGTCACCACTAAGACGAAGTATGCGTTTCCGGAGGCAGGTTCATCGAAGGTAGAAGGAGTTCCTTGAGTGAAAGTAGCAGTAGCGATTTCTGGCATTAGTTTTCCATCTCTAATGACTGTACCCGCCCTCACTACGAATTGCGTATTTCCACTGGAGTTTGTTTGTACGATACTAAAGTTCTTAGTTGCGTCTGCTGTAGTTCCATTTAGAATAGCATAACTGTTCTGCAACCCTACTGATAGTGCCTTAAGCAACCCACTGTGGGGAAAATCTACACCATCAACTAACCCGCTACCTGCTGGATTGGAATGGAATCTACTGTACTGTCCTATATTTCTGCTGTCTGTCATATCACTCAACCTCTATGGTAATGTAAAAATCAATTTCTTCTCCGGAGGCAAATGGCCCTATTCCATCGAATGTAATCCTAGATAGCATTTCAGTGTATTCTGCTATCGAAGTTTCCGCCACATTGTCATATGCTTTATTAAAAATACCTATTTCTCTTATTGTGTACCCTGCGACAGAAGAACCCAAAAGAGTGAATTTGAAATCTATGACATTTCCTTCGCTAGTAGAAGAAGAAGCAGAAATACTGTAAATAGGTACATCTAAATTAGTTGCTGATGGGTCAGTAGCGTTGCCACCCACCCCCACCCTAGCCTTTGTAAATACAGTTTTCAAATGTAAGGCAAGACTTTCTCTAACGGAATCTACTATCAAAATTCTTCCTCCAATATAGTCGTAAGCGTATTTCCACCTGTTGATAGGCCCAAATTTAGGGCGAAGCCTAGAGTCTGCTCAAACCCAAGATTGAAAGAGTTTGCGCTTGCGTTGGCTCTCTTCTTGACGATTAACTTTCTTTCAGTGATGCCTATTTTTCCAAAATAGTCCCTAGAAGTACGGACATTGTTGAAAGCCTCACTTCTTGCATTTGCCTCTATCTTTTTATTATTTTTCAAGATTTCAGCAAACCTATCAGTTAAGCCCTTAGTGAATTTACCAAGTTCTAATTTGATAGTACCTATTTGAGTATGTTCCATTTCTAAAATGACATATTTAGAAGAAGTAATACCTTCTTGTAATAGTTCGAGTTCAATAATATCCGAGGGCCTTATTTGCCCTAAACTCCTATGTCCTAGTTCTAAGGAAACCTTCTTGTTAGAACTAGAATGTAATTTTAATAGATTATATGCTCTACTATCTACCTCTTCTTGAGTAGACAAACTATCGTCGTTGACTTCTAGTACCTTTCTTCCTCTCTTACTAATACTAGTGCCGTTCTTCCTAATAGCAATCTTATCCTTAGAATAGACTCTTACTTCATTGTAAAAGTCAAAGAGAACATCGGATTGGCTAAAGTTGATGATTTGTAAATCATTATTCATATCAGTAATTTTTATCTTTGGTGAAAAGGCTGAATCCTTTTGGTCCTTAATTGAGAATTTGTCATTATCATAAATCAATTGTTTATTCTTCTTTTCAATTAAGTAGTTGATTGCAGAGAATAAGTCTACTCCCTTTAGATTAGGTGCTACAACTAGTGGGTAGTCGTCGGTATAACCAGTAGTGAATTCTATGTCATTCTCTTCAAAGAGATTATTGATGAGGGTTTCTGTTTCTTCTCCAATAGTGACTCCCGAACCTATAACAGCACGAATAGGTTTTCCTTTTAAGTTCTTATTCGTAGTAATAGTAATCGTATCCGATACTGAAACTACACCCTTAGTCAACTTGTGTTCTCCAAAGGTAATAGTAAGTCCTCTTCCTATGGTTTCGCCATCTCCTGTTCCTAGCCAATCTATTTCAGTTGAAGTTTTGAAGGTAGTATTACCATCGCTGACGCATAATGTTGAAGGTATTTCTGCCTTCTTAGTTGTCATATCAGCGAATTGGTATAGGGCCAATAGTGGACTTCTAGACACGATATGTTCTGTAGTGCCAGATGCAATTTTTCCATCCAAATCTACAGTGCAATACATAGATAACACTCCCTCATTGTGGCCTACATTTTCAAAAGAACCATTTAGCGACCTATCGTGAGAAGACTCCACCCTTATGTGATAGTCTTGGGTAGCCGAATAAGTTTCATCTTTATATGGCATCTTAGTATATTCCGA